TGCCGCTGTCACCCGTCCACTTGGTAGTCAGGGTGACGACAGCTTCGGCAGCGGCAGCGCTCACCGGCAAGTCGGCAGTGGCGTTGATTTTCTGCGCCAGTGCGGTGGCCGCTTGCGCGGCGGTGGCGCCGTTGACCACGGTGGCCTGCACGCGCACGCCGCCGACATACAGGTTGAGCATGCCCGCCTGAGTTGCGGTGCCAGTCAGGGTCAACACGCCTTTGGCAATAGCGCCTTCAGTGTTGTGCAGCGGCAGGCACCAGATCTCGCCAATCGGGTCGGCCTTGCGAAAGGTCTCGTACATCGAAGCGAGCATCGAGCCCTGGCCGCCGATGCTTTTCGCCAGCGCCACGCTGGAGACCAGCACCAGTTTGCCGACTTCGGTCGGGGCAATGTTGTCGTTGACCTGCGCGACGATCAAACGGCGCATGGCCGACGTCGCGCTGTTGGCGGCCGAGTTGTCCATTTCGGCATAGAACAGCGGCACACGAATGTCCGCCGGGATGTTGCTGAATCCGATCGCCATTATTTGGCTCCCTGTGGTTTAGCCGCTTTTGCGGTTTTGAGTGTGATGTCGCCGTCGGCCAGACGCCGGCGCCACCAGGCGCTGTCCAGCACTTCACGGCCTTCGGCCGGCAGCAGATCGCCCGCCTCCGGGTCAGGTACGACACGGCCGGCGGCCGGCAGTACGGTGATGCGGTTGCTCATGGGGTTACGTCTCCAGAGAAAGTCATTTCCACCCGGCCATCGGGGCCCGGGCGTTGCAGGTTGGGGTCGGCCGGGTCGATCGCATCGACCCGCACCGTGGCCCCGGTAAAGGACGACAAACCGTCCAGTTCGCGTTCGTGCCAACTCTCCGCAGGCTGACCGGGCAGATTGCGGCCAAGCTGGAACTCGGCATAAAAACGCAGCCGATAAAACACGCGGCTGCTGTTGATCGACACCAGTTCGCCGCCGTCGTAAACGATGGCGCTGTAGTCGGCGTCAGGCTTGAAACCCACCAGCGCGCGCCACAGTTCGGCGCGCAGGTCGTGCAACAGATCCAGCGCTTTTGTAGCGTCGGTGGCGTCAAGCGCGAGGACGATTTCGAAGCGCTCGCGGATCGGTTGGGTGATGAGGTTTTGAGTGGTGCTGCTGTTGGCCAGATCGGCCACAGGCAGCATGTGGGCCGAGGGCGTCGGCAGACTCGGGTTGCCTTGCAGCAGAGCCAGGTCGACGCCCACCGAAATGTGATTGGCAAGCCCAGGGCATTGCCCACGCAGTTGCGTGAGGATCGGGGTGATCTTCATGGGGGTTTTCCGAAGTAAGAGAAATTACAGAGGACGCCGCAGTCCCTGTGGGAGCGAGCCTGCTCGCGAAAGCGGTCGATCAGTCACATCTATGCTGAAGCTGACGTCCCTTTCGCGAGCAGGCTCGCTCCCACAGGAATATGCACTCGGTTCAGGATTACTGTTCAGCTTTCGGGTCCAGGCCCGATGCATCAATCAGGCAGCGATAGCTGTTCTCGCGACTGCCACTGGCGGTGACCTTGTCGATCGACCAGCGCCCGCGCATGAAGTCCGGCCAGCTCTCATCGAGCAACACCAGACCTTCGGCGGCCAGGCGTGGATCACCCGGGCAGGTGATTTTCACCTTGTACTTCTGCCGCAACATCTTGCGCACTTCGCCCTCGCCTACTGCGATCGCATCGGCTTCGCTGGGCTGCTTCTGGCGCAAGGTCTTGAACGGTGCTACGCCCGTCTCGACCCAACGCAACACCCCGGCCGCCGCATCCCAGAAACAGGTCTTGCAGCCCTTGACCTGCTCGCGGGCAGATTCTTCCAGCGTGGCGCTGATGAAGGCGTGATCGCCTGGGCGGTTGTTGTGGGTGACCGACAGTGTCACGTCCGGCAGAATTTGCCCCGACAAGGATTTGGTCTGCCCGGGCCGCGCCAGCACATACAGATCGCCGTAAGGCTTGGCGACGACGTTGTACTTTTTCGCCAGACGCGTGATGAAGCCCATGTCAGTCTCGTTGGACTGGTCGATGTGCTCGATCCGGATCAACGAAATTTCAGGCGCGACCCGTGGCGAAAAACCGTGCAGCTCCACCAGCTTGCGAAATAATCCACCCAGCGTCGTTGGCCCATGACTAACGGTGCGGCGCTGCTTGAAGCCGGTCTCATCATCCTTGCTGAACGGCGCCGCGGTGGCCACCAGTGTGAGGCGAAACGGAAACAGTGTCGGCGTCAGACGCGTCACTTTGAACAGGCCTTTATCGACCATTGCGGTTTCCCGATAACCGACTTCCAGCCCAATTTTTCCGCCCAGACTCGGCAACCCTTCAAGGCCCTCAAGATCGATGGTCAACGTCAGTTGATCGGATTCGAAACCGGCGGCGTCGATGTGCTCCCAACTGATCAGGCGCTGATTGAGCAGGGCCGCGTTGGCCCCGTAGATATTTACTGCGGGCGTGAATCCCAGTGCCATGCCGCCTCCTTAATCCCAGGCCGTCGCCGCCTTGATCACGGCGGGTTTCACATCCAGTTCGGGCAGCACGACCCAGACGCCAGCAGGCAGAACCGGCCCGTGTTCGGCCAGGTTCGGGTTGAGCTTCCACAGTGCTTCTTCGGCGGCGTCGTCACTGCTTCCGGCTTCCCGGTAGAACAGCAGATTCACCGAGTCACCGGCCACGCTTCGTGCTTTACGCATTATTGAACTCCGCTAACTCGATGACCCAATCGACCACCATCGCCGTACCGTCATCGATGATCTGGCCTTGGGTTTCCTGAACTGAGTTGATCCGCCACAAACCCCAGTTGCGACCGATGCCGTCGATCAACGGCAGCGGAGTACGCAGTGCCTGGAGCGCACGCAATTCATCGAGCCGATCCATGGCCACGGCGTACATCGACTTGCCGCTGATGGTCAGGGTTTCGGGCTTCTGGCCGGTCTGGCTGGACTTGGGTTTGCTGGTGAGGATCTGTATTTCCGTCCAGCCGCCATCGGATTTGCGCAGCAGCGAGTGGTACGCAAAATTGCGCGACAGGCCAAAGATGAAACTGCCCAGTGCCATTTGTTGTTTCATCAGGCGACTCCATCGGTCAGGGCTGCGTCGCGGCGGGTGGCGAGGGGGTTGGTACTCATTGTCGATATGAACTGATTACTGAAATGGTTTTGCATCACTTGCGAGATCACCGCGCCGACTTTTTCGGAGCTGGCGATTTCACTGCCGCTGATCTGAATCGACGGCGCGTAGGTGATCTGCTGGTTCTGCGTCTGAGCGTTACTCAGATCCTTGGCCACTTGAGCGGGAGGCGCGAGTTTGTCCTCGGCAGGTTTGCCCAGTTGTTCTCCAACGTAGGAACCGAGCATTCCTCCCAGCGTCCCGCCGATGAAGGTGCCGATACCCGGCGCGATGAAAGTGCCGATCGTGGCACCGATGGCGGTACCGGCCAGCTCGCCGGCCGCACCTTTGACCGCTTGGTCATCGCCTTCACGCCAGCCCTTCAATCCGCTATAGGCCGCGTGGGCAATGGCCAGCGGCGCTCCCACTTTTACCGCAGGCAAGGCCTGTGCGATTTTGGGCATGACCTTGGCGCCAGCGCTTTCGACCAAGGGCATGAGCCTGGCAACAGGTCCTTTGAGTCTGGATGCCATCTTGCTGTTCGCCAGGTCATCGGCGAACAGTTTGAAGCCAATTTTGATGTCATCTAACAGAGGCGCGACCTTAGCCGTTATCCCCCCCAAACGACTGCTCCCACTGGCGCGTGGAACTGTCGTGCGCGCCGATGTTCTGGCCTGCGAGCGTCGACCCGGTCGACGACCCGATTGTTTATTTTTCCGTCCGCCATCAGAGATATCGTCACCGACGATGGCATCAGCAATATCGGGGGGTAATCGCGTCGTCGCCAGACGTAACAGCTTCGCGGAAACGGTGTCGAGGACTGAGGCAACGCCGGTTTTAAGCGCCCCCCCAACAAAAGGAAGAGCAGCGGCACCAAGCAGAACCAATCCTGCAGTAAGCGCCGGGAAAGCCTGCGCCGCAGTACTCACGCCATTGGCCAGCGCGGTGAGCACCACTGCGGCACCATCGGCCAACGGCGCCAATGCCGTGCCGAATGCGCTGGTCATCCGGGTCAGACTCGCATCGAGCGCATTCCAACGCCCTTGCGACGTATTGCCAAATAACTCGGCGGATTTCGCGGCTGCCCCCGAATCGGCGCCAAGTTCCGATGTCGCGTATTGGCGCTTGTCGGCCACTTGGGAGAATGCATTTTTTACATCCTCTGGTTTCTTCAGCAGTTCAAGAACGCTGACGTCGTTTTCGCCAAACAGCGTCTTCGTCAGTGTTGCCCGTTCTTGCAGCGGTTGTTTATTGAGTGCGGCAAGCATCGAGTTGATGGCAGCGGGAGCATCCTTGCGCATCTCTCCTGCCAACGATTCGGGATTCAACCCTAACTGGCTCAGAGCCGTACGTTGCTCCGTCGATGCATCTGCGCCCTTCGCCAGCACCGAAGTAATACCCTTCAGTGCGGCGCTGGCACCCTCTTTGTCTGCGCCGCTGTTGAGCAGCGCAGCCGCCAACGCGGCCACTTGCTCGGGGGTCATGCCAGCAGTGATTGCAGCCGCGCCGGAACGCTGCACAACCGAACCGATGTCGGCTGCCCTGGCGTCCAGACCACTGTTGCCGAGGTAGCTTGTAGCGTCAGCCAGATCCTGGCTCTGGTAGCGATCCAGCTTCAGCGATGAACGCCATGCCGCCAACATCTCGCCAGCCGTTTTGACGTCCATCCTGAACGCCGCTGCGTTGATCGCGGCATCACGGGAAAACCACTTCAGTTCGTTCGCCCGCTGGTCGCCCTTGGCACCGTCGGCGATACCGGATCGTGCTCCGGCGGCTTGCACTTGCAACAGGTCGGCGTTGGTTGCACCACTGGCCGCCACCTGTTTGTCACTGGCGAGTTCCAGCGTGCTTTGTGAATGCGTTTGAAGCTGGTCGTTGCTGATCTTGAGCAACTGATTGAGTTCAACCAGCGCAGTCTCGTTGGCCATCGCCGGTTGCATAAGCTTTGGCGGCGGACGCTGCTCGATCTCAGCCTTGAGCTTCGACTTCGGTTCGCTCGTCGCGGGGGTGGCGGCGCCAGTCTTGAACAACGATTGCTGAGTGGCCAGCAACTCGCGAAGCTTGATGTGTTCCTGGGTCAGCAAACGAATATCCACGCTTGCTAGAGCCAGTGTCACGTTCAAATCCTGCAGCGGTTTGCCGAGGTTGTCGGGCAACGAAAATCCGTCCGTTGCATCGCTGCTCTCACCGGCGTACGTGAGCGCATATCTGCTCTCTGCCATGCCGCTCTACTCCTGTTTCACGCCAAGGCGAGTGATCGCTATGTCGTAGCGGCGCAACGCCTTTTCGGCGTCCCATTCCAGAATCTCCGCCTCACTTACCGGGTAAATGAGCGGGACGATATC